GGAGAAGAGGCGTTCGTTGGTTTGCAGACGCTTGTTGCGGCGGCTGGTTCAGGAGAGCTGCAAAAACTGACCAGAGAATTGCAGGGGGCGAGGGGAGAGGCCGATCGCGTCGCAAAAGTAATGGCCGATAATCTTGATGGGGACCTGAAAAATCTCGACAGCGCATGGGAAGGTCTTCGTATTCGCATCAGTGATCTGGTTGACGGTCCGCTGCGTTCTGTCACGCAGTGGCTCACGCGGGTGCTTGAAAAAATCACCTCGCTGGCGCAGGCCCATCCGGTACTGACACGCCAGCTACTGATAGCAGGCGGTGCGTTGCTGGCAATGACTGCAACGATTGGCTCGTTGTCGCTGGTTATTGGGGTGCTTTACGGAAAGCTGGCCACCCTGCGTCTTGGTTTTGACATTCTTACCCGGTCAATGAATGTCGTCAGGGTGTTGCCTGCGCTGTGGGGAATGCTGACGGGTTCCGTTTCTTTGCTGGGAGGCGCTATCGGAGCGCTGTTCAGTCCGGTTGGTCTTATCGTGGCTGCGCTTGCCGGAGCTGCCGTTCTTATCTGGAAATACTGGGATCCCATCAGGGCATTTTTTGCCGGGGTGTTCAGCGGGATTATGGAAAGGCTGACCCCGTTGCGCGAAACCTTTGAACGGTTTGGCCCTGTTTTTGACGCAATCGGAAGCGGGATCAGCCAGGTGTTTAACTGGTTTAAATCGCTGCTGTCACCGATGGAGTCCAGCAAGGAAACGCTGGATAAATGTACCAGTGCTGGCGAGATATTCGGTAACGTTCTTGGCGGTGTGTTACAACTTGTTCTGACACCTGCAAAAATGCTACTGGATACGCTGGCGTGGATACTTGAAAAACTTGGCGTCCTTCCGGATGAAGCGGAAAGGGCGCGCAAGAAAATCGAAGACGCACAGCGTGCGGCCATTCTTCAGGACAAGGTTGCCTTACTTCAGGGGGACCTGGCGAAAATCAATCCGCCGAAGCCTGTGGAAAATGGCAATGGCACCGGAGGTGATAACCCCAAAGACAACAAACCGCTCACAGACAGCAATACCGGGACGCTACGCAGACTCAGCAAAATTGCTGATAACACAGGTAAGCTGGTTGATGAGACGAAAAAACGCATTGGCCCCGGCGATATTGTCTTTAAGAACCTGCCCCGCGCACTTGCTGTTCGTGGGGAGTGGCAGGAGCGGAAGATTGCGCAGGTCAGTAAGCCTGCCCCCGCAATTAATATCACCCCCGTGGTCCCGGCTCCGCTGCCTCCGGCGCTGGTCCCTGTTGTTGCGGCCAGCTCCCGCCCGGTGGCGGAGGCCATACGATCTCCAGTGGCATCAGTTCCAGTAACTTCCCGTAACCGGGAGCCTGTTGCCTCCGGATTTGGTGGTGAAATTCATGTTCATCTGCATAACGTTGTTACGCAGAATCCCCGCGAACTGGCGAAACTGGTCGGTGAAATGGTCAGGGCAGAAATGGAACGGCGTGCCCGTGCCGGGCGTGGCAGTTTTTACGATAAAGATTGAGGAGTCATGGCCATGATGATGATCTACGGCATGTTTGTTTTTGAGCTGCGCACGTTGCCGCATCAGCAGTTACAGCAAAACAAAAGCTGGCGGCATGTGAAAAATGAACGCGTTAACCGTTCAGCAAGCTGGCAGTATATCGGTGCAGGTGATGATCGCATCGTTCTTTCTGGTGTGCTTTATCCTGAAATTACAGGTGGCGAAGTGTCGCTGTCGCTGCTGACCACGTCAGGCGTATACAGGACGCCCCTGGCCTCTGATTGATAGTGTCGGGCAGATTTACGGCATGTATGTGCTGACTGAAACGAATACGACCCGTTCCGAGTTTGATCGCTACGGTAAGGCGAAAAAGATAGAATTTTCACTGACCCTTGAACGCTGTGATGAGGATTTGCGGGAGCGCCTGCAATCCTCATCATTCAGCGATATGCTGTCCGGCTTCAAAGATAAGGTGACATCATCTCTTAACAGCGCGGCCAGTTCAGTTAAAGGGCTGTTCTGATTTAACACAAAAACCGCTAATGGCCAGATTAGCGGTTATTTTGTTTTCTGACTCTTCTCTATTGTTCCGCTTGATTCTCCTGCGGGGTGGTAACGATAAATCGTCGATGTACCAATGCCGTAAATTATTGCCAGTTGTTTTCTGTCGTGACCGTTTTTAATCAGCCTTGCTATTTGCTCATGCTGTTCTTTTGTCAGCTTCGGTCGACGTCCGCCTGTGCGCCCCCGTGCGCGCGCTGCCGCCAGTCCGGCCAGTGTACGTTCAACAATTAATTCACGTTCCATTTCAGCCAGGGCACCCATCACGTGGAAGAAAAAACGCCCCATTGGAGAAGATGTATCTATGCTGTCGGTCAGACTGCGAAAATTAATCCCTCGCTCCCGTAGTTCCCCGACGAGAGAAATCAGATGTTTCATGCTTCGCCCGAGGCGATCCAGTTTCCAGACAACCAGCGTGTCACCTTTTTGAAGACGCTTTAAAGCGCGTTTTAATCCCGGTCGGTCTGTCTTTGTCCCGCTTAATTTATCTTCAAATATTTGTTCACATCCTGCACAAACAAGAGCGTTTCGTTGCAGGTCTGTATTCTGGTCATTTGTTGATACCCTTACATAGCCAATCAGCACGCTGAATCTCCCGTCCAAAAGCGTAAATCATGCCATGCAGGTCAGAAACAGCCATTATCTAAAACCTCGGTTTACAAGAAACGGTAAATCAGGCTTCTGGCGCATTACAGAAAAACCAGAACGGCGCAGATATTCCAGGAAAAGATACCTTCACAAAAAATATTGGTGCATGTCGCGCTTTTCACAGTGCTATTAGTACAGGGGCAGGGAACTGGACAACGGCACAATTGATTGAATGGCTGGATTCTCAAGGGGCATTCAATCACCCATACTGGATGTGCAAATGTTCATGGTCATACGGCAATAATAAAATTATTACCGATACTGGCTGTGGAACTATTCATCTTGCAGGTTGCGTTATTGAGGTTATGGGTAATAAAGGTGCCATGACCATCCGTGTAACCACCCCGAGCACTTCCAGCGGTGGCGGAACTACTAATGCACAATTTACTTATATAAACCACGGTGGAGATTATGCGCCAGGCTGGCGGCGTGACTACAGTACCAAAAATCAGCAGCCTGCATTTGCTTTAGGGCAGACAGGAAGCACTGTTGGAAATGACAAAGCTGTTGGATGGAACTCAAATAGCGGCGTTTATAATGCGACTATTAGTGGAGCGTCAACATTGATTCTTCACTTTAATATGAATGCGGGGAGTTGCCCGGCGGTTCAGTTCCGTGTGAATTATAAGAACGGCGGTATTTATTATCGTTCAGCGCGAGATGGTTATGGATTTGAGGCTGACTGGTCAGAGTTTTATACCACAACACGCAAGCCATCAGCAGGAGATGTTGGTGCATATACCAAAGCCGAATCAGATTCTCGCTATGTACGAGATATTCGCCTGGGCACACGTGTTGTTCAGACTATGCAAAAAGGCGTGATGTATGAGAAATCAGGTCATGCAATTACGGGGCTTGGCATTGTCGGTGAAGTTGATGGCGATGATCCGGCAGTATTCAGACCAATACAAAAGTTAATTAACGGAACATGGTATAACGTATCGCAGGTATAATCATGCAGCATTTAAAAAACATTGTCGCAGGTAATCCAAAAACCGTTGAACAATATCAGCTAACAAAGAATTTTAATGTTATCTGGTTATGGTCCGAAGACGGAAAAAACTGGTATGAGGAAGTGAAAAACTTTCAGGAAGATACAATAAAACTGGCTTACACTGTAGAGGGAATAATTGTTGCTATGGATAAAGATGTATCGGCAATTAATCCAGAAGGTTTAAGTGTCGTTGAGTTGCCTGATATTACAGCAAATCGCCGGGCTGATATTTCGGGGAAATGGATGTTCAAAGATGGCGTAGTGATAAAGCGAACTTATACCGAGGAAGAGCAGAGGCAACAAGCGGAAAATGAAAAGCAAAGCCTGCTACAGCTCGTCAGGGATAAAACACAGCTATGGGACTCACAGCTACGGCTGGGTATCATTTCCAACGAGAATAAACAAAAATTAACCGAGTGGATGCTCTATGCGCAGAAGGTCGAATCCACAGACACCTCCAGCCTGCCAGTAACGTTTCCAGAACAACCAGAATGAAACAAGGCCCGCTATCGGGCCTTAATTTTTATTCAGGCTTTTGTGGCCATTCAGGATTTGCCGTATCCACACGGCTGACCAGAACACTATAGCGTTCCCATGACTCCAGTCGTGCGCGTTCCTCATCCGTCGCCATATTCAGCCTGACAGCGCGTTCCAGTGGCTGAATAACGTTTTCTGCTTCGGAAAGTAACGCGGCCTTTTGTGATTCGGCCTGTTGTTGTTGCTCGTCTGCCGTATAAATCCGTTTAACCACAGCTCCGTCCTTAAACATCCACTTACCGGAATCATCAGCACGACGATTAGCTGTAATATCAGGAACCTCAACGACGCTATAACCTTCAGGGTTAAGCGTGGAGGCATCTTTGGTGATGGCGACAATAATATTATTTGCATCGTAAACAATCTTTATTGTGTCTGGCTGAAAGTTTTTCACTTCCTCATACCAGTTTTTTCCGTCTTCGGACCATAACCAGATAACATCAAAATTCTTTGTTAGCTGATATTGTTCAACGGTTTTTGGATTACCTGACTTAATGTTTTTTAAATGCTGCATAATTTACACCTGCGCAACGTTATACCATGTGCCATTGATGTATTTTTGTATTGGTCTGAATACTGCTGGGTCATCACCATCAACTTCACCGACAATACCAAGCCCCGTGATTACATGGCCTGATTTTTCATACATCACGCCTTTTTGCATGGTCTGAACAACACGTGTGCCAAGTCTGACATCTCTCACATAGCGGGAATCAAAGTTACCGTAATCCGAGGGGTTAACACGCCCTGTAATATTTATGGTTTTATTACTTTGAATGCTGCCGGAGACAAAGCGCATAACATGGACGTTATTAGCATAAACATCCAGATACCCGTCGCCATTTTGTTTAAATCCCGTGTCATTATCACCCAAAACAATCGAGTTACCGCCAAGAGCACTGGATGTTCCGATACCCAATGCACCATTCAATTGACCGCCAGATAATGACAACGCCCCAACCTCAGCAGCAGTCGGTTTAATGTGCGAACTGTAAATTACATATACAGTTCCATCTGTCAGGCCTGTTGGTTTATTCGCTGTATAAGTTGGTGATGTATGAATTTGTACAGTTGCATCCTTTGTATAATCCCACTGGATATTAACACCTGTGGCGTAATTACCTATTTCTACATAAATGTCATAGGTATCACCGGATGTATTCACCCATGCAAAATTAGTAAATCCAACCGAGGTCCGTCGCCATAATGCACCAGTAAGACCTTTTGGATTTCCATTTCCCGCACGAAGAACAAGTTCAGATATACCAGCCTGCATAGGGGAGTTAACATTATATCCAGCACCACCAATCAGACTTATGTAAACCACGGAACTGGCTTGTGGCATTGTTACAGTTGCCAGTTTGAACCATCCAGCACCACCACTAAAAGACATGGTTGTTGAATTTGTTGTGCCGATATTACGCAGGAATAGTTTTTTATCGGGAATATCTGCGCCGTTCTGGTTTTTCTGTAATGCGCCAGAAGCCTGATTTACCGTTTCCTGCAAACCGAGGTATTCGATAACGGCAGCAACGGTCGATTTCGCAAGAATATCCCGCCCGACTTTTGTCAGGGTTGCCAGGCTGGCGACATCATTCCCCGTAAAATACGGAAACTTGTCTGCCGCAGTAGCAAGCCCGGCCAGCGCCGTCAGGGTGGCATCTTTCGGTTGCTTACCCGCAAGCGCGTTAGTCATGGTGGTCGCAAAATTCGGGTCGTTTCCCAGCGCCGCCGCTAACTCGTTCAGCGTATTCAGTGCGTCAGGTGACGAATCTACAAGGGCGGCAATCGCAGCCATAACGAAAGCCGTGCTTGCGATTTGGGTATTATTCGTTCCCTGTCGCGCAGTTGGCGTTGTTGGCGTTCCGGTCAACGCAGGACTGTTTAAGGGCGCTTTCTTGTTCGTTTCATCCATTACCGCCTTAACCGCTTTCGATGTCGCGGCCAGTGTTTCAGACGTGCTGTTGGTGGCACTACTGAGCTGGACTATCCCTTTTTGTGCCGTCGTAGCGTCCTGAGCGGTATATTTTGCGTTAGCAAGGTCATACGCGGCCTTTACTGCTTTCGGCGTTGCAGCCTGCGTTTCAGACGTGCTGTTGGTGGCGCTACTGAGCTGGACAAGGCCTTTTCGCGTCGTGCTGGCATCCTGCGCAGTATATTTACCGTTAGCAAGATCATACGCGGCCTTTACTGCTTTCGGCGTTGCAGCCTGCGTTTCAGACACGCTGTTAGTGGCGCTACTGAGTTGAACAAAGCCTTTTGCGGTCAGCGAGGCGTCCGGGTGACGTCGTGACTGTTCATGCTCTTTCAGTTTGTCATCCACGTAATCCACTGTGGCCATCACCATGGTGTTATCCACGGTAAGCGCCACGGTGGCAGTGCTGGATACGGTCAGAATGGTGCGAAATGTTTGTGCACGACCGGACCCTTCGGCAACGGCTGGCTTGTAACTTTCGGCAGTATTTCCCACCGCGATTAAATCGCCGTGCTCATCAAATACACCAATTTCCCGGATCCAGAATCCGCCCGTTTCAGGAGGAATAACTAGCTCCGCAATAATGCGGTTCTGATGTGTTGCGTCCAGGATGACGCGATTAACAGTATGTCGCCACACCTCATGCACCAGACGGGTCTGCTTACTGTCTGGTGTGGGCAACGTGCCGCCACCGTCGCCCACGGCCATATGAGTCAGGCGGACAGGCTTACCATCTGGCGCGGCTGCCTGAGCTAATTTTTTTGCACCCGTATCGGTGATAACGGTTTTAAATTTTCGTGTTGTGGTACTCATGCTTAATCGCCTGGATAAATGGTAATAACTTCACCGTCATAAGTTGCCGCCGCTGCGAAAATATCCCCCGGAATTTCCTGAATGATATTCAGCCCTGTCATGTGGCGGCTGACCGGGCGGGCATCAGCAATCAACCGCTCCATTTCCAGATACATTTCCTCCGTCACGCCACTGTCCAGCGTGCCGACTTCAACGGTAAATGTTCCCGGTTCTCCGCCGAACTCCCACCACTCAGACACGCGAATGAGGTATCCCAGCGGCTCAATGGCCCGGCGCAGTGCGCTGATGGTCCCTTTGTGTCGGTGTATCAGCCATGCATCACGAATAACCTGTCGCTTTGTCTCTTCCGGCCAGTTGCGATCCCAGCGGTCAACGGAAAACGCCCAGGCGAGATAAGGCAGCAGATGCACCGGGCAGGTGTCCGGCGACCACAGCGTGTTGAGGTCTACCGGAATGTCTGTAATGCGTGTTCCGACGGCTTCGGCACAACGCATGAAATTGCTGGCTGATGGTGGTAACAACGAATTACTCATTGCGTCCACCTTCGCTGATGGTGAATGACTCACAGCGCGCCGCCTGTATGTCGCTGATGGCCATATTCTGTGTGGGTTCGATTATCTCCACGCGTTGCACACCGTGCACATGCAGTGCGGCAGCAATGGCGGACAACGCCACGTCCTGACCGATAAGCCCCTGCTCAGCCAGCCACTTCCTGAACGACGATTCAGCCGCGGCCAGAATAGGTTCGGATTCCGGGCCGGGGTAAAAGTACAGTTTTGCATTCAGCCGCCATGTCACGATTCTGGCACTCTGTACGGTCAGGCGGTCGGCCACAGGGCGGGTATCCTCTGCATTCAGAACGGCGCGAACGGTATTAAGCAACGCCTCCGTTGCTGTGCCGTCGCCTTCAGTGGACAGGATGGAAACCGTCACATTTGCCGGAGACGGACTGATAGCCCGCGCATCACGCACCAGACCGCTGGCGCTGCGGGCAAAATACTCGTATGCACCTGACGGGCCAGCAACACTCAGGCCGTCGTACGCCCGCTGCGCCCGCAGTCTCAGCGAGGTGTCGCTCTCCATCACCGCGTCGGTGGTATCCGTTGCCGGAGTGATAACCAGGCGCTTTGTGTTCATATTGCCTGCGAGGTTGTCCAGGTCTGTCCCGGCGCTGTGGCTTAACATGCAGGCGCGTGCACCCTCATTGACCCGCTGGCGTAACAGCATTTCACGAAACGACATGGTTTGAGCGATAACGTTAAGGGGTTCCGATTCCAGCTCCAGCGCGGCGGAAACGGCTTCACGCTGTTCGGCGGGATAGGACGCAATCATCATGGCTTTTGTGTCAGCCAGAATTGCTTCAAAGTCAGGCTCCGCGATGAGGCGGGTTCCGGTAACTGGGAAAGGTCAACGGCGGGCATGATTTACTCCCTCAGCGTGATGGTTAACTCAACATTCTGCATGGTCTGCATGACAGTGCCCGACAGTGTCACCCCGGCGTGGCCTCCCGCTTTCCAGACAACGTCGATGGCATCCAGGGCAATGCGGGGTTCCCATCGTGTCAGCGCAATCACGGCAGCACTCATGCATTGCAGACGCGTGGTGTTATTCATGGGTTCGTCAATCAAATCAGGCACAAGGCTGCCATATTCCCGTCGCATAACCCGGCTGGCCAGCGGGGTGGTCAGGATGTCCCTGACTGACTGTTTCAGGTGCTCCATATCATTCAGGTTTCCCGTTCCGTCCGGGTTCATTCCTGTGTAGCGGGTTGTCACTGCGGGCCTCCTGTCGAATCGCTGCCACCTTTAACACCACCGTGTTTATGCGTATGCACTGTGATGCCGTTTGAGGTGAAATCGCCGCCGCTGTGCGTGATATTGCCGCTCATCTTTCCTCCTTTTGTGACGTCAAGCGTCGCTGTTCTCAGAAGGTTTGTGCATTCCACGACGGGCGTGTCCAGTGTCACGCTGACGGATGCCTGTAAAGTGGCCGTTTTCATGCCGCTGGCGCTCAGTGCGCCTGCGTCCGCGTCGTAGCGGAACACCGCGCCATCCGGCGCGCTGATCACGATTTCTTTCAGGCTTTTGCCGGGGGCCGGACTGGCATCACTCCACAGGCTGCCAATTATCATGGCGGTTTCCGGGTTGCCGCCAATGCAGGCAATTACCACCTGTTCGCCTGGTGATGGCGGCAGCCACACATTGAAGGCTCCCGCGCGCGTGGTGTTCCAGCGCAACCAGCCTGTTTCCAGTTCGCCGCTGCGAACGCGCACGCACCAGGATTCCTCATCAACTTCAGAGATGATCCCGGTACGGATGATGTTGCTCAGCAGTCGCATGAGTTCTGCGCTCACCGTACAGCCTCCGCAATCCGGCCCAGCACCGTGTTATAAATCAGGCGCTCATCTGCCTGGCTGATACCCAACAGCTCACGTACCGGGTAATCGGTGAAAATGCCCGGCGCAACCTGATCGCGCTCACCGAACTGATGAACGCGGGCAATACGTGCGGCCACGCCGCTGTAACCCACCGTCACACCGGAAGCATCTGCACGGGCTTTCAGGTAGCGGGCGGTGCGCAGTTTTACGAACATGGGGACGTCGCTTTGTGCTGGTCCTGGTTGATGCGCCGGTGGGTATTTCCAGAAAACGGTCGATGTCATCCCGGTAAAACGTGCGGATATTGTTTTTATCCTCATCCCACCCGGTAATGGTTCGCCCGTATTTCCCCGTGTCGTGATGCCAGTTTTTCAGCGTGCGTGCTTCGTTATTCCAGATAAAGCGAATGCGTTCCTGTATCCGGGTTACGCGGCGTCTGCGTGGTGTCCATGCAGTCCCGTCCGGCGCTTTCTGTGACCGGATACGTGCCTGCTGGGCGCGGCGTAAATCCTGTGCCAGCTTTCTGGCGATGTTATTGATGGCCTGCTGATTCAGGCTGTCGCGGATAGCCTCAAAGGTTTCATCCACGCGGGTGAATGCCTTATCCATCGCTTTCACCCCACGTCACATCCTGGAATACATGCGACCAGTCGCCTTCGGAAGATGGCAGGCGGGGTTTTGGCTCAGGCAGGTGTTCTGCCTGCGGTGTGCCCTGACTGCTGCGCATGATGCGAACGCGTTCCCGCAGGGGGAGCGTAAACAGGAGATCGGCGCTGTCATCGTCATTGATAACGGCGGAGAATTTGATGTCCTGATTACGCTCCGGATTGAGCAACAACTGTGGCTGATTTTCGGATAACCACGCCAGCAGCGGCAGCGTGAGGTCGTCCAGCTCCCCGGCGTAATCCATGACAAACATCACCATCTGATAGCGGTAAACAAACGAGGGAGTTTCTCCGGTCGTTTCAATGTTGCCGCTCTCCACGAAAATGGTGAATTTTTCCGGGTTAGCCTGACACCATCGGCATGAACGGGTCATGGCTTCACGCAGGGAATCAGTTTTCAGCATGGTTGTTGTCCTCGTTGTTCAGTCGTTGCAGCCTGCGCTGTTCCAGTAATTCAATGGCCCGTTTATCAGCGTTACAGGTTTCCAGTGCATCCAGAAGGCGGTCGCCCCATATACCGAGATTTCCCCATGTGGGAGTATCAGGGAAGGGGGGAGGCGTTACCGGTATGGTCAGCGTCTGCGGTATAAGCCGGACTGACGGCGCTGGCAGTGGCGCGTTCTGCGTGCCTGCGCAACCTGTCAGTAAAACGAGCGTCAGGCAAAGCGTGGGCGCATTCATCTTTTGCAATATCGTTGCGTAGCTGTTCACGTCTTACCTCTCCGTCCTGATTGCGTTGCTGATTTTCCACGCGGAGTTGCGCCAGCACCTGCTGCATATCCTGTACCCCGGTGCTGATGATATTCAGGGTGTCGACGGTACTTTTCAGGGCGCTGGCCTGCGCTTCGTTTCTGGCGTTCTCCCGGCCCAGCGACCACGACAGACGCATGGATGTTCCCCATGCGGCAATCAGAAGGAAAGCGACACCCAGCGTGGGCCAGAGCTTCATGCCGGATAGGCTCCGTGTGGTAACTGAAAATGCGGTCCGTCTTTCAGGGTCTTCCAGTCGCCGCCCCATTCCACCGGAATATTCAGTTCCCGGCTGGCCTGTCTGAATGCTGCTGCGATTTTTTCGTACAGCGGCCATTCCCATGACACTTGGCTGCCGATATAAGCCACAACATCCACGGCATGCCCCGTAAGGTGGCGGCTGTTCATGGTCTGGCTCTTACCCGTGGCCACAAGTTGCTTCTGGCGGTAACGACTGCGCAACCCTTCGGTGATACCAAAATCCACTTCCGAAATTTCCAGTGCCCGTCGGGTCACTTTCACCAGATCAGGATTTACGCCCTGCAAATTCTTTTCGCTCCGGCTGCTGAATTTAAATGTGTTGCTCATTCGTCCTTCTCCTTCACCCTGCGATTAAAGGCTGCAATAACCTTGTCGCGTGCTTTCTCTGCGCCCATAAAACCGATTGATGCGCCGATAAACGTCACGGCATCTTCAGGAAAACCGAAGAAGCGCAACGACCCGGCCACGGCCATGGCAAGAACGCCGCACGCCAGCGATCCCGTTACGGTCTGAACCAGTGTTCGTCCGTCATAAAGACTCATCAGCGCGGAAATGCTGACCGCCGCGCCTACTGCATACACCGTTGGCAGGTGGTCAAAGAGCCACGCAATAACCTGCTCTGTGATCCCTGTTTGAATGGTGCTCACTGCTACTCCCCCCACAACTGAATCATTTCTCGTTTCTTCTTCTCCGGCTCCGGCATCTCAACTTCCTGCCCGGCGTCCAGAAATACCTGCTGACAGAGTCCGGGGTTGGCATCCAGCACCTTTTCGGTGACGCCCTGCGTCGTGCCGTAGTACCGGAAACAGAGCGAATCCACGGTGTCGCCTTCCAGTGCCTTCACTTTCATCAGCACAACTCCGCAAACATTCGCGGGCGGCACAGAATGTCAGAGATGGCCCAGCTCACATCACGCCACAAATCCGATGTCTGTATATCCAGTGCGTCCGCCCGGCGGTCGCCCTTGTCCGTTGTGTCTGCATCACGATAACGCTCCAGAATCAGGGCGCGCGTGGCGGTATAAACAGCATTGCGCCAGTGCCAGAGATTGACGCTTTCTCCGTTAATTACGGGTGCCGGAACATCGGCCAGCGTCTGATGGCCAGCTGCCTGCTGTTCCTGCTGCCATGCTTCCAGCTCGCGGGTAACGTGTGCCACAGCCCCGGTGGCACTATG